CACCGGCAGATTTTTCAGCCTCAACCATTGCCATTTCTAAATAGTCTTCAAATCTTTTAGCAGTGTCTGCTTGAGATTTTAAATACCATAAATAACCATTTTGTCCGCCTTCTCCAGAAACTTCGACCCATCCTATTTGAGCGCTATCAGAACCACTAATTTCAAAATGATCTTTAAGTATCATTGGCTTGTTAGTTAGTGATAAAAATTTTGGCTCTATTGATTCAGTCATTGAGTCAGTTCCTTTTTTAAATTCAGAACCATAAACAAATAACTTAATGGTTTGGTTTGAGTTATCTGTAACGCCAGCAAGATCACCAATAGTAGCAGCTGCATAAGTTGCTATTACTGGGTTTGTTCCTACTGATTTTACAAATCCTTTAAATACTACACCTTCTACCACAGCTACAACCGTGTTACCAATTCTTAATGAATGTGCAACATCAGAGCCACCTGTATTATCAATATCTTTGATTGCAGATAATGCACCTGTTCCAGTTGCTACAGTTGCTTGATAAGCAATGTGTAATCTTCCTTGCTCAGACCAAATAACTTGATCAGAAGCCATAGGCATTTCAGCGCCTAGCATTTGAATGAATCCAGAAATAGATCTGTCTCCATATTTTTCTACCTCAGATTCATATAACTCAGGTAGATATTGTTGTGCCCATCCATTATTTCTTATATCTAAATAAGAACCAATAGTGGTCATCTTTTGTGAGGATGGAGTGACTAACCCGCCAGTTCCAACCGCGAAACTTGTACTTGCCATAGTTTAATTATTTTTTTAAGTTTTAGTAATTTTTTAATTTTATTTTTAGCCCAGAATTATTATCTCCTGATATGGCTTTTACTTTTAATCCGCTAGTTTCAACATAACCGTCTGCAGTTTTTCTAGGATCCATATTAATGTTCTTAGCTTCTGCAGCCATTTGCTTTATAGCATCTGCCTTGCCTTGCTCATAAAAGTGGTTAGCTATAGAATCAGGATTAGAAGCAACAAATAAAGATTTGTGAAAATCACCGGCATTGTTAAGAAGATTATTATCCCCAACATATTTATCAAAAACATTTGATAAATTCTGTGATTTAACTTTATTTACATCTTTTACATTAAACCTGTATTTTTTATCTCCGACTTTAAAATTAAAACCTTTAAAATTATTATCGAAAATTTTACTTGTTTCTTGTTCAAAATGTTTTGTTTGCTTTGCTAATAATTCATTAGCTGATTTTTGCTCTTCAGTGTATCTGTTAAAAAATTCTACGGCTTTTTGTTGTTCAGGAGCTAACTTAGAACCCAACTTGACTTCTTTGTAATATTGATCCTTGAGACCAGTTAAAAAGTTCTTAGCATTTGCAACTTCTTCTTTAAGAGCTAATTTTTTTCTTTTTATTTCTATTTGCTCATCTATTTCACTATCAAATGAAAATTTATCTTCCATAAGGAATTGTATTTCATCGTAGCTAAGATGGGGTTTTGTTTGCTTGTAATATTCTACTAGCAATGTATTTTCATCGACATCAGCATAATCCGCATTTAATCTTACATAGTCTTCCAGCGTACCACCTGTTTCATTCATGAATTTAACTAAATCCATTACATTTTCAGGATAATCTATAACTGGCTCTTGTGTTTTTTCTTCCGATAATACTTCTTTTTGTTCCGGTGCGGTGTTGGTAGCTTCAACGCTTCCGTCCATTCCGCTCTCGTTAACTGTATTTGTTTCATCTTCTGTTACTTCTTCTATTATCGGTGTTTCTGTTTTTACTTCCTCTTCCTCTTTTTTTTCTCCGGAAGATTCTTTAGTTTCCTCTTCGACGTTTTCTTTTTGAATTTCTTCGCTAGCTTTGGGTTCGTCGCGTACAGGAATCTCATCTGTGCTTTGCTTTGAAACGGCATCTGTTTCTTCTTTTTTAGTTTCGCTTAAATTTACTTTATATACTCCATCTTCATCAAAATTAGATTTTTTTTGAAGAGTTTGTTCTTTTTCTTGTATAGACTTTTCTTCAGTCTCTACAACTTTTGCTTTAATTTCTGCCATAATAAAATATTATATAATTGTTTAAAATTTATCTTGGATCAAATTGCTCTAATCCAAAGCCACCTAAATTATCAAATCCTGCTGATTCAAAATCTTTAGGAGGTGCGCCAGATTTTCTCTGGTCTATTAATTCACTTTGCTGTGTAGCTTGAATTTTTGTTCTTTCGTCTTTACGATCTTCTTTATATTTGTCTTTACTTTTAACAACATCTGCTTCAGCTTCTCTTAATTTCATATTTAACTGAAACTCAAATTCCATTAATTCTTTTTTAATTGCAGCCTCTCTTTCAAGTTTTGCAATATCAAACTGCGATTGTGCTTGCGCTATTTGAACTTTGCTTTCAGCAACGCCTTGTTGTTTTTGCATATCAGCCGCTGCCGCTGCTTGCGCCGATTGAGCATTTGATTGAGATTGAGCTTGTATATTTTCTAATTGTACTTGTCTATCTCTTTCAAACTTTTGTTTTCTTCTAAGCTTTAATAATTGATTAGCTAATTTTAGATTTTTTATTTCTCTTACATCAATAGCATCATCTAATTCAATTTGTTTTTGACCTATGGCTATTTGAATGTTATTTTCTAATACTTGCTTTTCTTCATCATCGGGAGCTAATTCTAAAAATATACCAAAATCATGTATATGTAATTCTGATATTTCTGCTAATGTAGCCATATCAAATTTACCTAATGATTGTATGAAAGATTTTTTAGTATTAGAGTATTCTAAAACATCTGCAATTCTTAAAGACACTGCTTCAGCTGTTTTCAAAGTTAAAAATAAACCTGCTTGCATTATATGCCTAGTAGCGGTATTACTATTAGCGGCTGCTAATTTTTGTAAACCAACTAAAGCATTTTTATCAGGAGTACTTCCATCTCTAGCTTCATTTAGCCCGGTCACATCTCTAATCAGCTGCAAATAATAATTGTAGCTATTTATTAAACTAGATATTTTTGTATTACCAGCACCGGTTCTTAATTCTTGTATAGGTACTCTACCATTATTAAATTCACCATCTTGAGTCATTGATCTACCAATAACACTACCAGTTTGGAAATACATATTTAAAGCCTCTTGCGGATTGTAATTTGTTCCATTACCTAAATCCACTTCAGCAATGCCGTCCGCATCTAAAAATACCCCGTCAGGAACCATACGAGATAGCACTTGTTGCAATTTAAGATGCGTTATTTGAATCATATCTGCGAAGGAGGTCATTCTACTTACTAACGATTCAGGCTTACCTTTATAAATTCTTGGAGCAACAATGTTATAGCTCATCTGAACTTTTGTAATATCAGATTTAGGTCTAGTCATGTTCATGGCTTTTTGCCATTTTAATATTTTTCCAAGACCAACAATTTTTGCGCCTTCATATAAACATTCTATAGATCTATTTACTCTTTCAAATCTAGTTCTAGAATCCTTAGGCGGGTTAAAAGTATCATCTTTTTTTAATGCTTTTTCAGCGCCCGAAGAAGTTTCTTTTATTTTATAAACTTGATTTTGAAAAGTTTTATATTCAAAATATAATACATATACATAATTTTTATCTTGATTATCTCCTGAATAAGATTTATTATATAGTTTTGCATTACCAGATCCATAACCTTCAATATCTTCAATATCTTCTTGCGTTAATTCTGGAAATTGTTTTTTCAATTCAACTATAGAAATTCTTCTTACTTCTCCTACATAATATATATCATCAAAATATGGTGATTCAGTGTAAGAGTAAACTAAATCCGATGGATCAACATATTCTAATTTAATCCCTTCAGCCGTATTAAAGCTATTTTTAATGCAACCCATACCTAAAACAGCTATATCATAATCAACTCTCTTTTTTAATAAATGATATTTATTTAATTCTAAAACATTATTTATGGCTTGCTCTTGAGCTATTTCAATAGATTGTTTATAATTTAACTGCATATGAAGATTTAATTCTTCTTCATTTTCAGGTATATCTTTTTCTTCATTATATAAAGTATTTATACCTAAAGTATCTTTAATTTTTTTAGCAAAATCCGCAGCATACATGTCATTTAACATATTTTCTACAAACTCTGTTCTTTTTTTACTAGCTATAGGGTCTACAGAAAATGCTTTTAAATCATAAGTTCTTTCTGAAATACCATTTACTACTATGTCTACAAACTTAGGTATTATTGGCACCGGTTTCCAATCTAAATTTAAATATGATAAATCACCATTTATAGACAATTCATCTTTATATTTTTGTATACTTTGTTCGCCTCTCGCATATAATCTTAACCTATGAAAGTTATCTCTATTTGCAAAGTAGCGCATGTTTCCCGAATCTTTTTTAAACCATTCTGATTCTATAGCCTTAGCGATTTGCAATCCATATTTTGGATCCATCTTCTCATTGTCGCTTACTGCTTGACTCGGAAAAATACCTTTTGTTAGTACTTGTGCCATCTATTGTATTATTTTTGAAAAATTGCCTTTGTTATCATATTTAGCAAAACTAAAATTTAGTTTATTATTTAATTTATTAACAGGTTTTGGTGTATATAAATTTTTATTACAAGCCATAATGGCTAATCCAGAACTTATAGCTGCATCAAATTTAGTTCTTTTATTTATATCAAACTTAGCCCAATCATTTAATGTTTCATTAAAGTATAAATCACCGTGACTACCGTCATCTTTTATTCCAACATGAAGATTTATATAACTTTCAATTGCAGCCGCATGAGCTTGTCTTATATCTTCACTTGAGTTAGGTATACCACCTATTTCTTTTTCGGCAGTGGATAATTTATTCCAAACTTTATCGGGTCTATTCATTGAATATCCCCTATAGCCTCTTCGCTTTAAATAATATAATAATCTAGGTTTATTATTTTCAGCTAATAGTGGCATGCCATAAAATTGAAGAGCCATTAATATATCTTCAAAAAATATTTCTGCCGTTTGAGGTCTTGCTATATATTCTAAAAAAAATCTATTTGTTGGAACTTCTTCCATACTGAATTTAGTAAGGCCATGTAATGATCCTTTAGATCCTTTACCGTCAGTAGTTCCTGATATATCATAACTATCGCAGCCAAATGCACCGATATGTTCATTTCCTGGATATTTATTTCCATTTTTTATTATTACTTTATTTTGTAATCCTCTTTTAGGTACCCAACTAACATTAAATCTACCAGTATTGTTAGGTATAAACTCTACTTCTGTATCTTTGATTCCGTTTTTCCATTGAAAACTGCCACGAGTGACAAGAGCAGAGTATCTAGCTTCTTCATTAAAATCAATCTGTTCGTAAATCTTAGCAAGATTAAATATGCTATTTTTAGTTTCATCACGGAAAGCGTGTTCTTCAGTTCTCGGAAATTGTCTATAAAATTCATTTAATGCGTCTTGATCTCCTTTTAATCCTTCAACTTCGTTTTCCCAGTGTTCAATAACTCCCACATCAATAATGTCTCCTTGGTTGTCTTTAGCTGGTTCTTGCGGCGTGTTAAATACAGGTAATCCATTAAAATCAATGAATCCCTCGAAGTTCCATTCCATAGGTATGAACAAACTATATAATCCTGAGCGAGTCTGCCCATTGCGGTTTCTTTTTGTAACGTCTGAATCATTATATAGTTTTTTAAAGTTTTCGCCGCCTTTATCTAATGAGTTGCTTGTTGAACCCATCATACATTTGCCTATAACTCTAGAACCTAATCTTAATGTGGTTTTTGTTACACGCCAGTTATTTAAAATATTTTCTGGTCTTTCCCATTTACCCGCTTCATCATGTACTAATAAAGCTAGCTTTTCTCCGTCATAACTATTATCACCTGTATTTTTCCAATCAATAGTTGTATCTAATCCAGCAAGCTCTTGTGCTTTTTCATTAGCGATAATTTTTCTTCTTGTAAACTTAGAAGCTGGTACTCTATAAGCCAATTCTGTTTTAGGCCTATCCATTCCATCTTGTATTGGTTTAAAGAAAAACGGGTAGTTAACGGATATGGGTACAACTTTATCGGTAAACATTTTTTTTGCGTCAGCACCTGATTTTGATAATATACCAAACCTAGAGTCTGAAGAGATGGTTGCTTGGTTAACGGTTTCGGATGATGCCATAAATGAAAAACCACTTCGTCTGTTTTTAAGGTAACACATTCCGTAACATCTTGAATCTGCTTTGCAAGCTTCCCAGAATATATAGAATAATCTGTTTGCTTCCCTAAAATCTGGTTTCCCAACATCAATTTTGGTCCACTGCAAGTACATATAATGAGTGCCAGTGATATAAGTATCAACGCCTTTATTTTTAAACCAATAGCCTTGTTCTCTTTTGGTAAATTCTTCATCTATATATTCGTGCCATTTATTTTGAAAATCTAAAGGTAAATCTTTCCAATCAAAAATACTTTTAATTCTTTTTAAATCTTTTGGATATTCTTGAACCTCCCATTTATCATTACCTTTGAAAACATTCTTAGCTTTAGGTAATGCTATTTTTAAATTTTGTATATTATAAATATCTCCTATCTCTCCGGTTTTACTAATAACAATTATATCGTGTTCTTTATTATAACCGTATTTCCACTTTTTTGATTTATTTAGCCTTTTAATAGTATTTATTTTTACAGGCTCTATAATCTTATATAAAGTTTGATTATACATTATTTAGATCTTCTTTCTGCAAACCCTTTAAAAGTATCTACTTTTTTTTCTAATGGTTTGTTTTCTAATAAAGCTTTTTCTTCTTCTATGCGATTAAGTATTTCAAAAGCATCAAATATTGCAAGCTTTTTCGTGGCTGCTGCATTCTTTAATCTATCAGCAGAAACATCGTCGTCAGTTTCAACAATAGGCTCTTTAGCTACTTTTATTAATTCATTAACTGCTCTTTGCCCAGCCTGGATTATATTCTTTTTCGTTTCCTTGACGTTCATACTTAATAGTTATAAATTTGCTTAAAACTCTATATAGTCTTTCATTATCAATAATAAATTCATATTTACTACTAGGTGCAAATCCAACTAAATCATTTTTTTTAATATCATCAAGGTCTTTATCAATATATTTTATAATTCCTTTAAAAGGAACTTCTTTTTCATTTAATAATATATTATTAGATATAATTGGTTTTACAAAACAATAGCCTTTTAAAGAATGCCATTTATTATTTCTTTTGTATAAAAATATTTGATCTGTATTTACAAAATATTTATCCTCTTTATAATAGCTTCTGCTATTTTTTTCTTTGCCTCTTCCGTCATACCATCTTCTAAAAATATTATGATGTACTATTACTTCATCACCTATTTTTATTTCTGTTTGTTCTGCCTTAGGCACTGCCGTCACTATTCCAATACGACTAATATACCGATGGTCAGATATTTCTGTATTTAACAACAGCTCTTTACCATCAATATATTTTTTATTATCGTATCTTTCGTTTTTAGGTTTAACTATAAAGCTAAATAAACTTTGCATTAATATTCTAAATTATATTCAACTGCTATAGCCATATTTTTATTGAAATCCTTCCATGGTAATACTTCTTTTCCTTTTTTAATATAAATAGAAAATTTTTCAGACTCTTCAATAATATCGCATATCTTATGCCCACCATATACTTCTTGGCCTACGGCATAGTGCATAGCGTCATTTTTATAGTCTCTACCTATACTAATTTTTCTTACCAATGACATGACCTACTCTTTTTCTTCTGGTTCTTCTGTGTTTTCTTCTATAGGTGTGTAGGTACCGTCTTGAATATTGATTTGTACTTTACCGTATTTTTCTTCAAGCTTGGCCTGAAATTTGTTTAAATCAGATTGAATTTCAGTTGTAGCATGGTTAATTCTATGCTTTTGTAATTCAAGGTTTCCAATTTGATTTGCAGCATTATTTAGTTTACCTACATAACCTTGCAATTCTTCTAATTGTTCTTGGGTAATTTTGTTTTCACTCATGGTTTTAAAATTAAATTATTATTTATATTTTACTTATTTATTATTATCACTTGTTTTGCTTAATTTCTAATTATTATTCAGCAGGAGTAGCAAAAGGTGCTGAAAATGTTTTATCTGTTGGGTTTTTTTGTAATTCAATTTGGTTATCTAAATTAGTTTTCATTGCCTCAACGTCTATACCTGCTTCTAACCAGCCTATAACATCAGATTCTTTTAAATCCGCATAAGCTTTGAAGTTGTCTGCGTCATATTGTACCCCATGTGTACCTATTGAGCTAGCTATTATTGGTTTTTCTGAATCATCTGTTGCCGTATAACTCCAATGTATTGTGTGTACAACATTATCTTTGCTATCTTGTGAAATTTTAGCTTCTAATGTGTTAATATTCCATTTATATGTATTTGCCATTTTTTAATTATTTATTTGTGTTTTTAAAGTTTCTATTTCTGCTTTTA